GCAAACATCAGCACGGCGATTGTGTCGGGCATGACGGTTGCAAAGGTCAACACGAACGGCGGCCAGGCTAACAGCTTCTGGGCTGATGATTCAGTCGGCTTTGTGAACGCTGATGGCAACCTGGACGTTCTGAACGAGTTCGACGGCATGAAGGTAGTCAGTGAGACGCTGGATAACGGCATCAAGCTGTATATGGCTTATGACGCCACCCTGAGTTCGTTGAACTGTCGTGTGCGCCTGTTCACATGGTATGGACTGGTCAACCGTGATCCGTCAAGGAACGGTAACGCGATTTACGTACCGGCGTAATGAGACAGGGGGCTTCGGCCCCCTTTCTTTTACCTGTCAACATATTGGACGGGGCAAGCAATGAGATACCTCTACACCACCAATCCCGATGAACACTGCTCAGACTTTGGCGACGGCATCTTTGGCCGACCTGCACACACTTACGAGCAATCCCGATTAGTTGCCGAGGGCTGGCGACTGAACAAGTCTGATCTGTCAGCGGCGCCACAGAGCCCCACGCAAGGCAAGGTTCTGGATTCACTGTCATTCGCCTACCAGGAAAAGTTTGGCAAAAAGCCGCATCACAAGATGAAGGCTGAAACCATAGCGCAAAAGTTGGAGCAGGCAGATGACAAAGGGTGATCTGGCAAACCGCATTCTAAATCTGATCGGCGTCAACACCCGTTTTGTTGAAGCCGATCCGGGCGAGACTCAAGACACGCTCAAGTACATGGAGGACTGGATTCTGGCGAACAACGCCACGGGGCGGCGTATTGGGTACATCGTATCCGATGGCGAGCCTGACGCATCCGAGGATTCCGGCATCCCTGGCTGGGCAGTGATGGGTGTTACCAACTCCGTCGCCATTTCTATCGCGCCTTATTTCGAGAAGCAGGTTCACCCAGGCATTTCCCGCAACGCAAGTATGGGCATGCAGACGATAGCCAATCGCACTGTTGAGGCCGAGGAGGTCCAGTATCCCAGCCGCTTCCCGCGTGGCCAGGGCAATCACGCGACCTATGGCCGCAAGTATTATCACCCTGAAGATCGCATTATCACGCACAACGATTTCCTTTCTGACGAAAACGACACGCCGGTAACGCCATGAAGCTTCCCCTGATTAAAGGTACGCGAGTCGATGGGGATGCCGAGTGGCGTGACGTTCTGCCGTTTAACATGGTGGGCTTCTTTCAGTCTGTCGGCTCATGGACCGGCTACCTTCGCACCGCAGACGGCATCAGCCAGTTCGCAGAAGGCGTGGGCATTGACCGTGGCGGCCTTTGGTCTGACCGTTTCCGCAAGCATATGAGAGTGTCCGGCAATAAGCTGATTCAGGTAGGCCAGTTTGGCGAAGTCGCTGAGATTGCCGGAACGGACATTGATGGCCTTGGCCAGGTGGTGATGGATAACAGTTTCAACTCCATTGCCATTGTTGCGGGCGGCAAATACTACCGCTATGACGGTGATGCAACGGTTGCTGACGTTACGAAGCCGGTGGGCGCCGGTGACTTCATTGACCTGTGCTGGATTGACGGTTATTACATCTTTACCGATGGCGAGAACCTTTGGAATACCACGCTCAGCGGATCAGGTGAAACCACTTTTGGCGGCAATCAGCGGGCCGGTTCAGACTTTGCGCCTGATGAAATTGTGGGCATTGAGAAGTCCACTGATAACAAGCTGATCGCGTTCAACCGATACACGACAGAGCGGTTCTACAACAACGCAGGCGCACAGTTTCCGTTTGCCCGCATACCTAACGCAGCTATCCCTATAGGCATTGTTGGCACTCGCGCCAAGGCCAGCATTGGCGATGGTCAATTCATCGTGTTTGGCGGCGGCAAAGAGTACAGCCCGAGCTTTTACCTGCTGACCAACAGTTACCAGAACATATCAACGAAAGAGATTGATTCTGTTATTGACGAGTATTCGGATTTCGAGCTGTCGGGCATCCAGATTGAGTATCGAGACACCCGAGATCAGGGCCTGGCTATCTGCCACCTGCCGTATCATACGCTGGTTTACGACATCAGCCTAAGCCGCAAGCTCAGTGAAAATATCTGGTATCAGTGGGGTAGCGATGGACTGCCCTGGCGCGGAGTGAACGGCGTGTACGATCCGCGCAACATTGACGACAAGGCATCGGGCTGGATTTACGGCGACAAGCAGGATGGGCGCATCGGCAAGCTGGAGCAATCGGCCTGCACTCAATACGGGCAGGTGGTTGAGTGGGTCTGTAATACGCCTATTGTTCGCGCCGGCACCACTATCAGCACAGCGGAATTGGTTACGGCCCCAGGCCATAGCGATGTTGAAAACGATGTGGTGTTTGTCTCGACCACCAAGGATGGCGTGTTATTCGGGCCGGAAGTCCTGATGTATCGCGGCAACCGTGGCGATTATCAGAAACGCATCATTGCCCGCAGGCTTGGCAACTATCCGCGATGGTTTGGCATGAGGGTTCGCGGCAAGAGTGCTGGCGTATTCAGCATAACGGGGGTGGAAATAGATGCGACAAGATAGCGCCGTCAGTTACGCCGACCTTGAGCGCCTTGGTTGGCCTCAATTCATGATAGACGACTACATGGGCAGGCTTCGTGAGCTAACCCCGCAGCGGGGCGCACAGAACCCTGAAGGCGTGTATGCCGCCAACCTGAACGGCATGTACATCAACACCGCATCCAGCACGCTTTGGTTCAACCCATCACCAGGGGAGCTGACCGGATGGATAGCCATTTAAGCTTTCAGCCTTACGCGGGCGACCTGATGGGCCTGACGACCAACGAAAACCACTTAGTGTTCCGCTGGAATCGCGACGATTGCAAAGTGCTGTTCTCGGCATCACGCCGGGGCAATGCCGCGTCCTGTCATTTTGCCAGCGACAAGCGAGGATTGCGCCACATCAAAGAAGCCATTGACGGGTTTGTGCGCTTCGCCTTCTGGCTGTTTGACTGGTGCGAGATGGTGCTGGCACAGGTGGGCCGCGCAAGTGTGGGCAGGCTCATCGAGAAAACGGGCTTTATTCCCGTGGCTGAAATTGACGACACAACGATTTATGCGAGGGCAAGATAATGGGCGACATTGTTTCAACAGTTACGGATGGCCTCGGCCTGACAGACTCACAGCAGGGTGCAAGGGCTGTAGATAAAGGCACGGCCCAGCAAGTCGCGGCGCAGCGTGAAGCTCTCGCATACATGAAAGAGCGCGAAGAGTTGCCGCAAAAGTTCCGTGAAGGCGCACTAAATCAGCTTGGCGGGTTTTATGGCCTTGAAGGTGGCGATCCAAACGCTGACCAGAATCTGCAAGCCAATCCTTTGTACCAGGCAACCATTGGCCAGCTTCCACAACAGGAAGAGGCCATTCTTCGCAACCAGTCCGCTACCGGCGCATTGCGATCAGGCGGCACCGATATGATGCTGGCCGACAATCAGCGCATGAATACGTTATCAGCCTATCAAAACGCTATGGGAGGGCTCCAGGGTCTTGCCAGCCTACCCTCAAACGCAAATCAGATCGCAAGCGGAATGGCGGGCATTGGCCAGACTCAGCGCCAGGGCACCATCGGCGCAGCCCAGTCCAGTATTGCCGGCAAGCAGTCGGCCTTTGATGAGGTTATGGGAGTTGCTCAGATGGGGATGGCCGCGTTCTCTGACGTTCGCCTAAAAGACAACATTCAACCAGCCGGTGAACGCTTCGGCCATAGCTGGTTTACATGGGACTGGAACGACACAGCCCGCGCTCTCGGCCTCTATGGAAGCTCTGAGGGCGTGATTGCCGACCTGGTTAATCTGACACAGCCCGACCTGGTTGGCGAGCGTGACGGCTATCTGACGGTGGACTACCGCACAATGGGGAATCAGCATGCAGAATAACCAGTTCTATGTTGAGCCAGCAAAATACGACTGGACTGGCCGCGATAGTGAGGGTGAAGACCCTGGCAAAAGGCTGAGCGGTCTAATGGGCCTTAATCAGTCGCAGCCGACTAACAACTTTGCTTCACAGACGCCCGGAGCGCCTCAGCAGCCAGGGCGGATAGACGCATCCAGCATGGGACAAGGCCCCATAGGTGGCGAAGGTGAAATGGACGGGGATTTCTTCAGTATGCTTGCGGCTAACATCTCTAGCGCGTTTGGAGGCAGATAATGGCCAGTCGTGATTTTTACGTTCAGCCCGCAGACTACGGCAGCGGATGGCGCGAGGGGGCGCAGATGATTGGCGACTATCGCCAAAATCAAGATCAGCAGGCGTACCAGGAGGCGGCAAAGAAGGCAGCAACCGAAGCCATGCAATCCGGCGACCCTCGCAAAATCCGCGAGGCGGTAATACAGTTCCCTGAAATATCCAAAACCATGACCGATATGTTTGGTTTCACGAATGACCAAACCAAACAGGTCGCCAAGGATACTTACCGCAAAGCTCTGTCTGATCCACAAAACGCAGCGCAGTATTTGCAGGAGGGCATCAGTCAGGTGTCTCAGTTTGGCGGCAGGCCGACCACGATGGCGGCAGACTTTCAGATGTTTCAGCAAAACCCCGAGGCGGCACTAAAGAATATGCGCGTCGGCTATGCGGGCATTGCGTCAGAGGAAGAATATGGCGCCATGTTTGGCGAAGATGAAGGCATGGGCGAGCCTACCCCAGCAGCAATTCGAGTCTTTGAGGCCAACGCAAAAGCCGCTGGACTGGAGCCTGGCACCCCTGAATATATAAGGGCGGCACAGATTGAGCTTGGGCTTCAGCCTCGTGCCGGTATATCCGCGCAAGAAAGAATAGCCGGCGACCCGTCACTGAGCGCTCAGGTTGCGGCCAGCTCAGGGCGTGAGGCAGGCGCGACAGAGAGCGCAAAGCTAAACGCGCAGCTGAGCTTTAAGCCGGCTATTGCCGAAGCCGTGAAAACCGCAGAGGCAAACGCAAAGTCTCGGGGCGAATCACTGTCTGAGGTTGGCAGGGCCAAAGCATCGTTGCCAGGGCTCACAGAGGTAGTTAATAAGCTCATCACCTTGTCCGATGTGGCAACCTACACTCTGGCAGGCAAGGCGTTTGACGAAGTAACCAAGCAGCTTGGGTTTGGCGCAACGGAGGGCGCAACAGCAAGGGCGAAAATGGAGTCATTGGTTAGCAACCAGATACTCCCATTACTGCGAGACACTTTCGGCGCTCAGTTTACTGAGAGAGAAGGCGAAAGCTTGCGAAAAACCATGCTTGATATAGACGCATCCCCTGACCAGAAAAAAGAGATTCTTAACGCATTTCTTGAGCAGAAAATACGCGACATTGAAACAAAAGAAAACAACCTGGATCAGCAGGCGCCAGATGGCGAGCCCCCGCAGCGAATCCGCCTTGATGCCAACGGGAATATAATCCAATGATTGAAGTTGAGCTTCCAGATGGTCGCATAGTCGAGATCGACACTGACGACCCGCAGCAGGCG